GAAGCATCTGATTGGTCAAAAATATAAGTAGATCCTCTTTTCATTGTCAAAACAGGATAATTACTACCATTAATAGCAAAAATATTAGATCCACCGACATTCACTACTGTTACTGTGTAGGTCACAGATTCAGCATCAGCAGGATCAGCAATAGTTTCTGTGATCGTAGTACTGGTAGTCGTTGTAGGAAAATTAACAGCATCAATATAACGTGCTAAAGTTCTAATCCTTGTCACAGTAGCTCCTGTTAAATCATTTCCTGTTGTTACTTGATTTACATTTAACAAGATAGCTGTAATAGTTCCAAGAGCATTACTGATAGTCAAAGTAGGTCTGGGAAGTTGACCTTTTTGAAAAGCGAAACCTTCTGCCTGTATTGGCATCTTTAAATATTGATTACCAGCCCAGATAATATCTCCATTGGCATTTAAACTTGTTCCGTTATGAAATCTATAAGTCTGAGCAGAACCATGCAAGGTTGCATCAGTTGTTAATGTAAATAATTCAATTATTGCTGAAGGATTGATCTTTTGTAGATCAGTAATAATAGGAGCAGTACTCATGGTTCAAATACTTCTCTAAATGTTGCCTGTATTGTAGCTCTATTGTTATAAGGTATAGATTTTGACCAACCTTGACAGACAAATTTTTGTGATGCAGTTTCTCCAGGTGCTTCAAAATCAAAGCTGGCACTATCATTTGCTCTAGCATCTAAAAATGTTTCTATAGTATCTGCTTCTGTTTCTGATACGTTGAAAGTAAAATTATAAACTTTAGGATTTTGATGTTCTGCCAACCCAAATAATATTCTGTGTTCAAAACCATCAGCAAAGGAAATGGTACGAGTATTTGGTGCGGATCTTTTTTGTTGTCCGTAAGTTGGTTTTATTGAAGGAAACGTAGCCATTATGTTAATAATCCTCCTGGTCTTTTCTGTTTGATTAATTCTGATTGTATAGCAACAGAAATCATACGACCAAGTTCTCTACCATTCTCTTCATCTCCTTCAACAGAAGAACCAGAAGCATCTACATTTACTACGATATTCATACTACCCATACCACCTAACTGATGATTTGGAATTATTGTACCTGCACTATTTGGAACAAAAAGTTCTGGACCTCTTTCTCCTACTAATGAAGGTCTGCCAACAGGAGGACTACCTCCATTAGCAAAAGAACTCATTGATAAACCTGCACTAGAAACTGGGTTAGAATATTGATTTATTCCCGATAAAGTTGAGTCAGATAACGTTGCACCTCCACCACCTAATCCTCCCATAAAGGCATTACCAAACATTCCTAAAATTCCACGCTGCAATGAATTAGCCATCATCTGTGCAGCCATATCTAAGAAATGATCTGCTATACGCATAAACATATTTCTAAACGCATCTTGAATACTCATTGTTCCTTTTATTATTCCTTTAAATGAATTTTCAAAAGCACCACTAAATGCTTTAGCAAATTCCACCGCTTGAAATCTCATATCATTAAATTTTTCCATTTCTTTGTTTAAATCAACTAATGCAGCTTGTACAGGATCAGCCATAATTATTGATTGATCTAATAATTCTTGACTAATTTGTTTTTGAATATTTAATTTGTCTAATTCAAATTGAACTTGATTTCTTGCTTCATTAGTTAAAAGACCTGACAGATTTTTTTCTTTAACTGTAATTTGTTCATTTATTTTTGCTAAATCAATTCTTTTCTTTAATACATCTAAATCTTCATTTCTGAATGTCAAACTCTTTTGTTGTATTTCTAATTGACTTTGTAATGTAGACAATTCAAAGTCTCTTCTTTCTTTAATTAATTTCTGTAAATCTTCATTAGCAAAATTTCTCGTTCCTTCTGTACCACCTAAACCTATTTTATTCATTTCTTGTTCAAATATTTCAAAGGCTCTTGCTTTAACTTCAGGTCTATCTCTAAATTCACCCTCTTTACTAAAACTTTCCATAAAAAGATCAGCACCCGACCCAAAAAAGTCTAAGAATGGATTACCAGTTTTTTTGCCTCCAGGTTGATTAAATGTGTTGGCCTTTGCTCTAGCTTCTTTTACAGCTTGTGACTGTGCCTCAGTTTTCAATCCACTAACAGTTTGAAAACCTAATGCCCTATTAAGTTTTTCTAAGAAAAATGTTAAAGGTCCAGCTACAAACATAGCCATACCTGTTCCTAACTTTTGTAATTCATTCTCAAATCTTATGGATTCTTCTGATAAAGAATCTAAAGTTTGTTTATTTGTTCCAAATGTTTTATTGAATTGATCTAAAACTTGTTGTGCTGCAACTGCTTCAAGTCCTAAACTTTTTAAAGTGGCAACAGTATCAGCAAAAGGTGTATTTGCTGCACCTAATTTTTGAATAAGTAAATCAATATTCTCTATGGGATTCCTTAATGCTTTACCAAGCTCCATTGCTGATTGGGCCAACTTATCAAATTGAGCACCTACTTGAGTACCAACAAGAGATAATGCAAATCCAGCTTGCCCACCTATTATTCCACCTCCAGCACCACCAGCAAAACCACCAGCAGAAGCAGCAAGACCTTGACCAAATAACAAAGGAAAAGCTCCACCAATTAATGCACTAGAACCTACTTGATTTCTTATTCTTCTATCTTCAGCAGTTCTACCTCTTCGTAATCTTCTTAATCTACCAGCAGGACTTTCAGCAATCCTCTGTCTAATATCTCTTGCTTCAGACCGCATTTGTCTGCCTATTTTTTCTTGTTTTGTATTTTCTCTTAATAAATTCCTTTGCTCTTCTAAAGCCTTATTCATTTCTTTAATTCTTCCAGTTACATCTTTATATTCATTTCCTGTAATATCTAATTGTTTTCTTACACCAGTTAAAGTATCTAAATACCTTTCAATAGCACTAATAGTATTAGCAGGAGTAATATTTAAAAGCGTTGATATATCTGCGTTACTAAACCCAGTAACACCAGCAACGTTTTTAGAACCCATTGCACTAAATGTAGAAGCCGTAATCTTTGCACTTTCATTAAATCTTTGAAGAGATTTTATTTGTGCTGAAAAGTTTAATTTTGTAGCACCTTGAGTAAATAATTCAAATTTTTGACTTGTAATACCAGAAGAAGCTGCAAGCTCCTTCATTCTTTCTGCAAGTGCTCTAGTAGAGGCAATACCTTTTCTATTTGCACCTTCATAATTTAATAAACCTTTTGTATATCTTTCAAACGCAATCTGAGCTTCTTTTGTTTTTTGAGTTAATTCTTTTGCTTTAGCAATTGCATCTTTAGAAAAAGGACCACCAGATCCTGGACCTTTTCCAGTTTTCTTTGATAATTGATCTAATTCTTTTTGTAACGATTTAACTTTTCTTTCTGTAGTAGTTAAACTTTTTTGTAATACTTTTAATTTTTCGTCTTTTGTCCTGACATTAATATTAATTCCGTATTCTGCTGCCACTTACTCGACCAAATAAATTACCCCTATCTTACCTCCTTCTGGGTTTCATGGCTTGTTTTTTTTGCACTTGTTCTTTATATTTCTCTTCTTCTTCATGTTTTAACTCAAAAAAACCTGCCCAAGCTATTAATTCTTCTTTAGTTAAATTCTCTGTAAGTTGTCTTAATGTCATTCCTAACTCTTTAGCTAGGAAAAACATAAAGTACCAATCTTTATTAACTTTTTAAAGCTGCTTTCGCTTCCTCCACTTTTAATTCTTCTCCTGATGTCATCATTGCCATCTGTATGTCTTGTAAAACACCAGCATTTATTTCTCTTCTAAGTGATGCTTTATGACCATCTTGAAATAATCTTTTGCCATCTTCATCTAATGCTTTTTCAATCATAAGATTTAAAGCAAACTCGTTACCATCATCTCCTTTGGACTTTGCAACTATTGATTCTCTTTCAGCAATAGTTAATGGATGCCAATAAATTTCTAATATTGTTTCTTCTCCATCTTTAACTTCATATTTATATTTTTGGCTGACACCAAATTTGTTTCTGAGGAGTTCAATCGCTTCCATAGTATTCTAATATAATATTTATATTATACTTATATTAGGCATTAGCGGTAAATTGACAAGAAAGAATACTGATAAAATGACTTCTATCTTCTATTTGTAACATCGTTGGGCCATTTATATCAGTAACTCTTGGATTACAACTAAATGTATCACTATAGTTAGAAGCATTAACAGAAGTTAAACCATCGATAACAGATTCACTTATCGCAGATACAACTGAAGTTCCTTTATTTTTTGGCACATAAATATTACATTGAATAACACCAATATAATAATCAGAAGATGCTCCTTGATTTTGTAAGGTTGATTGATTAAAACTTAAACTCATAATTATATATTTCTTAGTTTTTCCAGGAGATGTAAATGGAACATTATCATTAATAACAGAAACAGTATTATCTGCTGCTACTACTGCATCTGTTACTGCTTTTTCAAAAGCTGCTCTGGCATTTACTAAAGTCATAATTACGAAGGTTCAATGTATTGTAAACCAGATCCAGCTTTGATCTTACCAAATCCACTAGAAGGTTTAGCACCTACAAATATCTTACCTTTTTCTCTCATATTATCTTTAATAATTTTACCAGCTTCTCCTTGAACAAATTGTGAGATTACAGGATTTTCTGAAGCATAACCAGCATATTCAGCAGCATTACCAATATATATATTTGCTTTTGTAAATTTATAATCAGTACCAACAGGAAAACGAGGCTCAATTACTGGATTATCAGGTCTTGATCCTGCTGGTTTCCAACCCTCTCCACCTTTTGGTAAATCATGTTCTTTTTTAATTGAAGCCCAAGGCTCAAAATCTTCTACTGCATCAGTTTGATTTATTGGATTTCTTCTTACTTTCCAACTAGATGCTAAAAAACCAGTATAAACAGGACTAGCTTCAGCAGTACTTAGACTTGCATGAAGTTCTCTAATAGTTTGTGCAAAGTCAGCATCCAATTGTGCTGTTGTATTATTAATAATATTATCTGCATTAAATTCTTGTTCTCTAGGCATTTAGAACCTCACCAACAAAGTAAATAAATAAGTTTGCCCACCTTGTTTTGTATCAATATCAGTTATCTGTGCAACTCTTGTAGATCCAGCATAAGTTAATGTAACTTCATCAT